TTTTTACCAAACTCTAAGCCAGGGGCGTCGCCGTCTGCTAATACAATGACTGTTTCAAAGTCATCTAGAATTTTAGAGTAATGTTTCTTCCAGTTGTTTGCACCTGGAATACCAACTGTAGGGTGCTCTGTTTTAACGCTCATCATAATGCAATCGAACTCACCTTCGGTTACACATATGTAACTGTCGGCAGCAAAAACTGCTTGTGTATTAAACATAGTAGTTTCGGCACCAACTAATCCCATATACTTAGCGTCATGCGTACCAGTTAAGTCACGGAATCTAATGTCAACAACACCTGACGGTGTTATGTATGGGATAGCAAGCCTGCCTTTGTAAGGCTCATGCCCTGGAAGTGGGTCTTCTACCACTCCCAAGTGAAAGACCCTTGCCTCGTCTACCGAGAGATGACGGCTTGACAGATAAGCGCTCGCGCTTTCTATTGCTGCTGTGTATCTCTGAGTTGCCTGTAGTAGAAAACTTCTCTGCGAATTGTTTAGCCTCACGAAAATTAACTCCCTCTTTGTACATGATTAGAGAATAGACATCGCCTTTGACGCCACAACCGTGACAGACAAAGGCGTTCTTATCGTAGTTTACTGCTGCACTTGCATGACTATCTAGATGAAAGCAGCACTTCATCTTACGCCAACCTGAACCCATCGGCGGTGTATCTGCACCTATGTAGTGCAGATATTCTTCAATGCTTGGTTTCTCCATTGTTTAAGGCTCTCTTTAGTAGGTCTAACCACACATGTCCAGGCATGGTGCAGTACCACTCGCTTGGGCTCCGCTTCCCTTTACGTTTGTGCCACACCACGCCTGTCCACGCCCCGTCATTGCTCATTTCTATGAGCAATTCTTCTGTCCATCCAGCCAAGTTCATCTTGGCATGATTCTTTATTTCAACTGTAACTCCAGGTATACCAGAGATGTCACCTTTATCTAGCGTAGCGCCAGCCAGTCGTCTATCGGCATACTGAAACCCATTCTCTTTGAGATATGCAACGACATCTCGCTCTGCTCCAGAACCTTTAGCCTTGGCTGCGTTACTCATGTTGTCATCTGTTCCTGTCTATAGTCTCTTACTACATCCTCAAGATACATAGAGCCAGGCTCAAATGATAATGAGATATAAGTATTACCTGTTGCATCTGCTTTGCCATAACGATTCTTAACAGGGGCTACACATAAGTAAGCGTCCTGTCCTTGCATCATCTGACCTACAGTTAGCACCATAGCAGGAATCTGTGCAACCTTGCCTTGCAACGCAGAGCGTGGCTGACACGGATAACCAGGCGCACCTTCCTGCGTATGGTGTAACACTAATACGGCTGCGTTAGTATCTCTTGCAAGATACTTAAGTTCTTTCATAACTTGTCGCATGCCTGCGAACTCTTCGTGTCCATCAATAGCAATGTCCATAAGATTATCTACAACTATAAGAGTAGGACTTCTACCCCAGATAGTTTCGAATGCAGATACTTCCTCATCTAAATCACGGAGAGTAGGGCTTGGTTCGAATGACCAATACATATTTCCATACTCACGCAAGATAGCCTCGGCTGTATCTGGCTGCGTCTTTAACATCTGTTCTGCTTGCTGTTGTGGAATGCGTGCGCGGAGTGCTAGCAATCTCATAGCCATAGTATGTGCATTGGTATCTGCAGAGAAATATAATGTAGGTTGTTTTAATCTTGCTGCGATATGCAATGCAATACTTGACTTGCCTGCACCAGGGGTGCCTGCAATTACTGTTACTTCTGCACGCCGTAATATAATTCCTTCTCTTGCGAAGGCTTGGAAAGGTGGCGGTAATGGTTCTCCGCCAACCTCTGCCTTGCCTACGCTACGGCGTAGCGTCTTCATGCTACTGCTTTGTTTGGTCGGCTACGAATGAAGCGAACTCTGGTGAGCCTGCTTTTACATACTGAGTTGCACACTTGGTTGGGTCTCCTTGCTTAGCAGGACAGAAGTGTCCCTTGTATGGACCGAACTTACCTGTTAGTCCATGAATGCGTGTCATTGAACCATGAGGACACATGCGCTGTCCTGCACCTGCTGGTGCTGCTGCTGGTGTGAATGATTCAGAGATGATAGTTCCACCTAGTGCGCTGTTAATGTAGCCCGCTGCTGGTGAGATAGGAGTTGCTGATGAAGCGCTAGAACCAGTGCTGCGCACTGCTTTTTCGACTTCATCGATTGCTTCTACGATTGCAAAGACTTGTGTTGTCAATGCTGTGAACTCATCAGGTGTGTTAGCACGAAGTGTTAACTGTGTACCTGCTGCTGTCTTAAGATTGATACTGATAGGTGCTTCTGTATGGGACATTATTCTCCTTGTATTGGTGTAGATATGTTTTTCTTTTCGCGGTGCTTTCTTACTTTCATGGCTAGTTCAATACCTTTCCAGCCATGAACTAAGTCTACAAAGTGTAAGGTGCATTGTCCACTACCTGCAGGTAAATGCACAATGATTCCCTTTTCTGTGTTGATGTCACCCCAAGAGCCACGGGTTGCCGTGGCAGGGTCATACGGCAAGCCGTGTGCATAGACCGCTAACTGCATAGCGATTTTGTTTGGGTAACTAATGCTGCCTGTTTTAAGGTCGGAGATAAACTTCTCTCCTTTGTATTCAACAATGCGGTCAGGCGTACCAGCAATCTTATACTTATCTAGTACGCAGAACTGTTCGATGTGAATGTTAGTAAAGTTCTTTGTTGCTTCTGCGTATGCTTGAATATCTGCGACATAATCATCTGGAATAGGACCAAGGTCCTGACCTCTATCTAACTTTTCTGTAAGAGAATGGATTGCTGTTCCGATAGTAGCCTGCTTAGTTGCACCTGCTGCTTGCATTGCATCTTCAACTAACTTATCCATCTCTAACTTATCTTCACGTGCTGCAGATGCAGCAAGTAATAAATCAGAACGCAATGTTAATCCAGTTGCAGCCATGCGTAACTTCCATGCTACCAATGCAGTGCCGTCATCTAATGAACCTGCAACTGTTGTTGTTCGTGTGTATGCGACTGGCTTGCCACCTTTAGGTGGTACTACCATAGGTCTGCCATACCTATCTCTGGGTATCTCTAACTCTGCCATGTTTCTCCTTTGATTAGATACCAGTGGGGGTAGGACAAGGAGAGAGCCAAAACCTACCGCCCATCTGGTTGTCCCATCATAGCATAGTGACGGCTATGCGTTGATGTCATTGCCGCAATGCGGACAAAGTTTTTCTTTGCGTTTGTATGTCTCGTATCTGTTATAAGCGTCTTTGTAATTCTGATGCACATAAACTTTGCACCTATTACGTGCGCTATATAATCGTATGATTGCACCCGACTGGTGCAATACTGATAGCACTCCACTGGTAGTGCCATGATGCCAGCCTGTTTCTATGGCTAACTCTTTCCAGGTTAGCCCTAGTTCACCTGCTTGTTTTAAATATGCTAACGCTAATTGCTGGTTATTTAATTCCCGTCCTGAATGGATATTATCTAGCGCTCTCTGCTCAGATGTATCCGTACCTGACCAACCAGCAGTACCGTTATAGGGCACGAAGGCTGATGTCATGATTCTCCGCCCTCGTCAAGAGGCAGCGACCATGTATCTCCCCAACCTTTTGTCTTGCGCTTGAGTGAGACTTTTCCATCTGCTCGTATCTCTACAAGGAAGTACTCATTGTTTTCGTGAAAGATTGCTTGAGTAACTACTGGTGTCTGCATTAGTCTGTCTCTTCGATGTCATTTAATTCAATGCTATCTACATCTATATCTGCAGCATAGCAATCAACTGACATGTTCTCAGTGATTACATTATCAATTTCGTCTTCATCTTCTGCATCTATTTCGAATGTACCATAGATGGTGAAGTTTCCACGATACTTGGTTGTAAGTTTTGCGCAGCCGATAGCGTCGAGTAACTCATTAACTTCAGGCTTGTTGATTGTCTGCTCACCGTCATTCCATTCACCTTCACTGAAGAAGTCACGGACAGCATTACGTATTTCACGCATTTCTTTTCGCTGATTGTCAACGTTTTGTTGGATAACATCTATCTCCTGCATTCTCTTTCTGAAATGCAGAACTTCTGCCTCAGTATATGTTACTACTGATTGTGTAGTACCGTCTTCATTTGTTGTATTGATTGTGATTGTGTTCATGTTTCCCTCTCGTTGTTTGGATGAGCAGTTTAATCACATGCTCAGGTGAATGGCATAAACTACCTGCATCTCGGAGGCACGTCCATGCTCCTTACGCTGGTTCACTATGCCAATACTAGACTTAGTGCTTTGTTCTTGATGTTATCGTTACGACCACTGAGGGTGGCAACGGCAAGGCGTTCGGAGCCACCCGAAGCATGGTGGTCAGCGTATTCTACTACTGCCTGCCATGCACCGAATGCTGTGCCTCGGATGTTGGCTTGTGTTTCTGATTCATTGTATACCTGCCACGCTTTGTCGCGTGCGGTGATAGCAATAGTCTGCTGTCTGCGCTCACCCTGTGTAAGTAGGTGGTATGGCTTGTCCTCTACTGTAGTAGGCAAAGCCCATACACGCTTGAAGTAATCACGCACCTGTGCTGCTGATACCTCACGCTGTAGCAAGCCATCTGCTACTAACTCATACTCTTCGATTGCTTGGTATGTAAGTTGTGTGATGTTACGAATATCATTTACAGATAACTCTGAGTTACTTGTATGCTTCATAACATAAGTAAAGTCATTTGTTTTCTTGCCCTTAATTAATCCGTTGATTTGATTAGAGCAGAACAAACGCTCGATGATAGGGCGAATGCGTACTGCGCATGAACCATCATGTGATGATTGCACTAGCAGGAATGCAGCGTGTGGGTCATTGGCTACGTTTACACCAAGAGGTAGTTCCATAACCATC